AGGACAAAGTCCAATGCTGGTGGCTGACATAAACGTATCGACTTATTACACACAAACAAACTAGGAGACAAAATGCCAACGACAATCATCACTGGTCGCGATTTAGTCGTGACCATTGCAACAGTTAACTACGACGCACAGGCGACCAGCGCAACACTTGCGAACAGCCCAACCGTCGAGACATACCAAACATTAGACGGCAAGGCATACAAGCACATTGACGATCAATGGACATTTGACGTATCAATGCTTGCAGACTGGGGCGCAGCGTCATCACTATGCGAAGCATTGTGGACAGCATGTGAAACAGCACCAAACACAACGCTGGCAGTGTCACTGACAGCTGTTACAGGTGCGGTTTTTGCATTTAACGTCATGCCAGTATTTCCAAGCGTCGGCGGTGCAGCACCAGATGCACAGACCGTTGATCTATCATTTGTCGTAGTGGGAACACCTACTGAGACATTTAGCTAAAAACTAACAATCGGGAGACAAAATGAAGTTACCAATTACAATCGAATACACAAATGGCGATCAGATCACGTACACAGCTGCACCGCCTGAGTGGGTCAAATGGGAGAAGCACACAGGTCACACAATTGCCCAGGCACAGGAAAAGATCGGCATTTCCGATCTTGTATTTCTTGCCTATCACGCCATGAAGCGTGAAGCAGCTGGAAAGCCTGTGAAGCCAATCGACATTTGGACAGAAGGTATTGCTGAGGTGATCGTAGGTGAGGCAAACCCAAAAGCTACGCCGTCGGAAGCCTTAGCAGAATAGTTTGGGAAGTAGCTCTGGCAACAGGGCTACACCCAGATGTTTTTGAGACAGCCGAGGACATACTGACAGTCATTGAAATTTTGGAAAGGCAGGCAAATGGCAAATGATGCAATCAGCTATGACAAGGCTGAGCTGCGCGCCATTGTGCGATCTTTCAAGGCAATGGACGACGAGGCATTGTCACAAGCCAAAAAAGCCTCTAGCGAATTGGCAGATTACGTTAAATCCAGCGTTGTTGATGCCGCAGCTCTTACACGCACAAATACAACTGGGTCATTAAGAATTGCGACTGGTGCAAAAGTGTCTAAGTCATCAAAAATCGGTGAGATTTCATACGGTTTCGCTGCTCAAAAATTTTCAGGTGGCGGCACTACTCAACAATTGTGGGGCGGTTTAGAATTTGGCTCAAACACAAAAAAACAATTTCCAGTGTGGTCGGGTCGTGAAGGTCGAGGCTCGCGCGGTTGGTTTATTTATCCAACCTTGCGTGCTGTCCAACCAGAAATCGTCAAACGTTGGAACGAGTCATTTTCAACAATAGTTAAGAGGTTTGACTAATGGCTGGAAGTCGTACCCTCAAACTTTCCATACTTGGAGACGTTGACAACCTTAACAAATCGCTAAAAACCGCTACGGGCGACGTTGATACTTTTGGCGACAAGGTTGGCAAGGCAAGCGCAAAGATCGGCAAGGCATTTGCCGCAGCTGCCGCCGCTGCTGGTGCTGCCGCAATTGCAATTGGTATCGAAAGCGTCAAAGCCGCAATAGCTGACGAAAAGGCACAGACACAATTAGCACTGGCATTAGAAAATGCCACAGGTGCAACGCAGGCACAGATTAAGGCAACTGAGGACTCAATTTTGCAAATGTCATTGGCAACTGGTGTTGCCGACGACCAACTGCGTCCAGCTTTAGGACGCCTGGTTAGATCGACTGGCGATACTGAAAAGGCGCAACAATTACTCGCGCAAGCTTTAGACATAAGCACTGCAACAGGCAAACCGCTGGAGACAGTCGCAAACGCATTGGGCAAGGCTTACGACGGCAATACGGCAGCTCTTGGCAAGCTAGGCATTGGCTTATCTGCTGCTGAGTTAAAGACAATGAGTTTTGAGCAGGTACAAGGTCGCCTTTCAGATTTATTTGGTGGCGCAGCTGCTGCAAATGCTGAAACATACGCAGGCAAAATTGCACGTGTTCAGGTTGCATTTAACGAAGCAAAAGAAACTTTAGGCGTGGCATTGTTGCCAATTCTTGACAAATTCTTGTCTTTTATAAATCAAAACGCATTGCCTGCGATCAGTGCATTTAGTGACGCGTTTAGCCTGACAAAAGGCGACGGGTTTGGCAAGGTCATCAGCGACGTTGCAAAAGTTATCAAAGACATTGCAACGCCTATTTTTGACGCAATGCGTGTGCAGTTTGGCAAGGTCAAAGATGTTATCGTGGAGAACAAGGAAAACCTGCTAGCATTTTTTGAGGTTGTTAAGTTTGTCGCACCGATCATTGGCAAGGTACTTGGCGCAGCCGTTAGCGTTATTGGCGAGGTTGCAGGTGTAGTTTTGACAATCATTAGCAAGGTATTGGGCGCAATCAAGCCATTGTTAAACACTGCCATTGACGGTATCAACCTGATTATTAAAGGCTACAACGCAATCCAATTTGGCAAGGACGTGCCCTTAGTTCCAAAAATAGGTGCTACGTCAGGAACATCAGGGTCGGCAGGTTTTAGTGGCACAATGCCTGGTGGACAAAGTTTTAGCACATCAAGCGGTTTAACAGCTGCATCAAGCGGTGGCGTTGCAACGGCTGCAAAAGTCGCTGCTACAACCAGCGCGGCTGCCTCAAAAGTAGCTGCATCAACTGCTGGTACAACACGATCTACGGGAACGGCATCAACGGGCACAACAATTAATCTAAACGTCAGCGGCGCGATCGACAAAGAAGGCACAGCTCGTACAATCGTTGAGACTCTCAACAATTCGTTTTATCGCGGCACAGGCGGCGCTACAGCCTTTGCAACAGCATGACGCAGTGGACACCAGTTTGGCTGGTAGAGATCGACGGCGTTGCTTACACAAACGCTGTTTTGGCTAACCTGACAATCAGCTCAGGTCGTACAAACATTTACGAGCAGGCGCAGGCAGGCTACGTCAATTTACAGCTGCTGGACGTCAATCAAGCCACAATACCTGTCAGCATCAACAGCAGCATTTCCGTACAGGTGCAGGACACATCAGCTACATACGTGCCGATCTTTGGTGGCACAGTCGTTGACATTGGGCTTGAGGTGCGCGACGTGGGTACGACAATGTTTACCCAGACATACAACATCACAGCACTGGGCGCATTGTCTCGTTTGCCAAAAGCATTGACTGACGGCGTGTTATCTAAGGAGTTTGACGGCGATCAGATTTATGACATTTTGTCGGCTCTTTTACTTAACACCTGGGCTGAAGTTCCAGCATCTCAAACTTGGGCAGATTATGACCCAACGACAACATGGGCAACAGCTGAAAACGTTGGACTTGGCAACATTGATCGTCCAGGTGATTACGAGTTAGCCGCGCGAAGCAGCCAGCGGACAGATGTGTACAGCCTGGTGTCAGCGTTGGCAACATCAGGTTTGGGCTACATTTACGAGGACGCATTTGGTCGCATTTCCTACGCTGATGCCACACACCGTAGCCAATACCTGTCCAACAACGGGTATGTGCAATTGACAGCCAACCAAGCGCGAGCCGCTGGTTTGCGTGTGGAAACACGTGCAGGCGACGTGCGCAACAATGTAACGATCAAATACGGCGCAACCAGTAGCGCAGAAGTTAGTGCGAGTGACGCTGACTCAATTTTGCAGTACGGCACACTTTCCCAGATTATTACGACAACCTTGCATGACTCAGCTGATGCAACCCAGCAGGCAAATTTCTACCTTGACCTACGCAAAACACCGCAGGCAATTTTTAGCTCAATTACGTACGATCTAACAAACCCTGAGCTAGACAACGGCGATCGCGATAACCTTATTGGTGTGTTTATGGGCGAGGCTGTAGCGATTAACGACCTACCTGACAACATGGGTAGCATTTTTCAGGGCTTTGTCGAGGGCTGGACATTTGCGGCGTCATACAATCAGCTGTCGGTGACTCTTAACATTTCTCCAGTGGCTTACTCATTACAGGCATTGGAGTGGAACGAAATCTCAGCCGCATTTACCTGGTCGGGCGTGTCGCCAACGCTTGACTGGGCTCGTGCGACAATAGTGGTCTGATAAGGAGACAACATGGCAAACCCAACTACGAATTATGGTTTTGTGCTTCCCACGTCGAGTGACTTGGTTACTGACCTGCCTGCCGATTTTGACATTGCATTGCAAGGCGTTGACACACGACTTAAAGCGTTACAACCAGGCACAACACTTGGCGATCTTGCTTATTCATCAGCTACGGCAAACACAAACACACGTTTGCCAATTGGTGCAAATGGTAAAGTTTTAGGCGTTGTTGCAGGTGTACCTGCATGGGTTGATGCTGACCCATTAACAATTTTGGACGCTAAGGGCGATCTTATTACTGCGACCGCAGCTGATACACCAGCACGTCTAGGAGTCGGAACAAATGGGCAGGTGCTTACAGCTGACTCAACTGCTGGCACTGGCTTAGCCTGGACAACACTTGCAACAGGGGCAACAGTCAAATCAGTACGAAAGTCATCAGATCAAACAGTTACATCAAGCACAACATTAGTCAATGACAGTCAATTAAAATTTGCCATTGAGGCAAGCACAACCTATACATTTCAGGCATGGTTGTATGTTTATGCAGCAGATGCAACGCCGGACATAAAGGTGACATTTACCGCCCCAGCTGGTTCTACGCTATTTTGGTCATCAAGCCAGGTGATTTTTTTGGCAAATGGATCAACAACATTGACAGTAGTGGCACCCGCTGGCACAACAGGCGATTTTTTTGTTGATTCTAATTTGAGAGTCGTTCAGTTGTACGGTTCAGTTCTTAACTCAACTACTGCAGGTGATGTACAGTTGCAATTTGCACAAAATACCAGCAGCGCAAACGGCACGTCAATTAAAGCTGGTTCTTACATAATGGGATTTAATGTGTGATTATGAGTCAAATAACAACAACCAAAAAAATCAACATTGATCAATTA